AAAACATCTTCGCCGCCCATGAGCGGCACATCGATCTTCTCAGACTGATGGGCCGACATGGCACGGGAAAGAAAGTCGTTTTCAAGCTTCTTCTTGGGGGGCATCTGGCATCACTCCTTCGGGTTCAGTTTTCAGCCCTGATCAGAAGATCAGGTCCAGGCCAAGGCTCCGGTCGGCTTCAAGGTGACGTTCAGCATCAGGACGCTGTCGATCTCGATCTGGGCAACCGTCGCGTTCGTCACCATTGCCGCAAAGGTGACAATGGTGGGTGTAACGTCGGAGAACGTGATCTTAAAGTTCACGCTCGTCTCGGCAGCAACATCCGTTTCCTGAAGCAGGACGTGTACGGCATTTGCGGGGTCCCACTGACACGACAACTGGATCTCCTGGCCATCGACGATGGCCTTCTTATACTCCCGAGCGGCGCTCGAAAGGTTGGTTACATCGATCAGACCGCGATCCGATCCGACCGTTCCGATGCTGGAAACCTGAACAATGGGAACAAAGACTTCGGGGGAAGCTGCATCGCCGCGAGCGATCACTGTCCCGTCTGCTACATAAACCGCCATGATGGGGTTCTCCTTCGCTGCGGCTTGCCCAGGGCCAGGGGTTAGGGGCAACCCTTTTCAGGGGTCAGTCTTCGTGGCTCACAAGATAGTCCTGTGTAATCCGATAAAGCTTGTCTTCATCTTCGTATAAGTCGTACTCGTTTTCCAGTCGTATCACAACAGACCTTCCGTTCAGGCTTCCTACGAAGCCGTCGAGATCAACACGAACAGCAGCCGCGAGAGATTGAGCAGAAACATATGACTTCGCCCAACTGTCATATTCCAACCGGGCAAAGCCCCAAGTGCTTGGTCCATCGAGCAACTGCGAACGGGGGCCACTGATTCGTGAATAAGTGATCGCGGGATAGGTGGGTTTCTGAGGAAGCTTCAGGGCATAGATGCGAGTGGAGACCAGACCCGAGATCGTACCATCGGCAAGAAGCTTTGTCCTGATGTCGGTCTCGACCGTCATTGCGAAGCCTCCGGGTTGATCGCTTCTGTGGAGAGTTCCATCCATCCATTCCGTTGATCATCTGCGACCCCGACAATTCGATAAGTCGACGAAGCATCAATAACCTGCATCTCTTCCGTAACGCCAGCGAGCCAGCGGATGCGAAAAACAGCGGTTCGAACAGCCATCCGTTGATCGCTGTCGAACCGCTCTCGGCCTCTCACGTCGCGGCGATTAGCGAACAAGGTTGCAAAAGTAACCCAGGTCTTGATCGGTTGACCAGAAGCATCCTGAACCTCACTGAAGTTCTGGATGACGATCTCTCGATCCAGGGAACCGGCTCGCATCAGATCGCCCTGTTCTTGTAGGGAGAGATCAGAGAGGCAACCCCCATGGGGAGATCCGTGGCGATCGTTCCAATGACAACATCCTCCCTGTGCTCAAAGTAATGACCAGCGAGAAGGAGGAGCGCTTGACGAAGAGGGCCGGGGATCGATGAAGCGTCAGCATAGCCAGAGACGAACCGGACACGGACAGCCTCCCGGACATCTCGCGTCGAGGGCCAGGAGAGACCGAAGCCAAGGATCACGGAGGGCTGCCAATTCCGCTCCAGCGAGAGAGCATAACTCGCATCGGAAAAGGTCTGTTCCGCTCCATCCGTGTCAGTGTATTTGATGTGGGTTATGGAAGAGACGGGGGCCAGCGGGATCGCGATCTCTTCAGAACCAGGAAAGTTATCAAGGACAAGGTCCCAGGTCTGAGGCATCAAGCATCGGTTCAGGATGCCGTCGCTTGCGTCGAGATACTGGATCGCTGTCGTGAGAGCGACAGCGGCAGAGGCCATCTCTCGGGCGGTCGGCTGTTCAGGGCTTCCCGACAGGTTCAAACGGAGATGGTTCCAGAGTTCGGTTGTCGTGACAGGGTCGGTCGCAGGGGCCGTGATAAGGTTCAAAGACATCAGGCCGCATCCTTCAAAAAGTTTGCCTTGTCAGTAAGAGCAGCCCAAGCCGTTCCGCCTCGCATCTCTTCCGTGTTCCATTGACACCAGGCCAACCGGCCCGCCCACGTTTCTCGATCAGGTCGGATCACCGGGTCATTGATCGCATGTGTCGCCACATCCCAAGCCATGGAACCGATGTCCATTGCCACAACAGGTTTTCCGGCAAGGATCGCGTCAACGCCCGCATTCGAGTTCCAGGTGCAGACAGTGATTGCGCCGTCCATATCATGAGCTAAAGAGTTCTCTTGAACCCGCTCCATGGGATGGTGACGATAGCGGGAGATGATCCCGCGCGCATGATAGGAAGCGACGGCATCTTCACGCCAGCGATGGAGGTCGAGCCCTCGAACCGATTGATCCCCCGGCACCTGGCCGATGATCAGAGCGTATCCGATAGAATTGTGGTCCCAGGGCTGGAGGGCATGGGGAAAGAAGCGTTTGAAGCGATCCGCTTGATCGTCGATTTCCGGGAAAGATGCCCGACCATTCAGCCCGTTCCACCCTGCGGAGGTCCAACCTCCCAGACGGTTGCCCAGATAACCACGTTCAAGGACAAGGACCCTGCGACCTTGTTCCACCAAAGGGCGCGCATTGGTCCATCCCCAGGTTACAACGGCGCAATTTTCCGGAAGCTGTTCACCCGTGGCGACTTCCTGAACATCGAAGCCGTGGCGACGGATGCCTTCAGCCATGGCTGAACACCATTCGATCTGATGTGAGCGAGCGGGGTCGATGTAAACCGCGACAGTGTTTTTCATCAGAAGAGGTCTCCAAGGAGGACAAGATACACCGGAAGCGGAGAGAGCGCTAGAGAGGGAGAGCCCTGTTCACAGTTCATCTCTCAGGGTTGAAAAAGGGAAAGCATCCAAGGCGCTTCCTGGAGAACAGTTTACAACCTCAACACCAGCCCGTTCAAGGTCTGGGATGGTGGTTCGGAAGTTCTCAATCCATTGATCGAAAAGCCCCTGGTGAGGATTGTTCAGGCCGTGAGAGTGATTTGGATGCCAATGCTTGCGCCCCTCGATCTCTCTCATATCAAACCCCAGAAGGATGATCTTTTTCGCACCCAGAAGGACCGCGAGGTTCAGGGCTTGATAGCCTCCATTGGCCCCCTGATGAATACGGATCGGATCAAGAGAGAGACCCGGTTCGGTCTCACTGGGAATGTGGAGAACTCCACCGACGGACTGATCTTGCGTTACCTTCAATCCAGGGAAACCCAACGCATCGGGGTTCTCCCGCCACCATTTGCCATCGCAGGCATAAAGGAGGTCCGCCCAGGGGGCGAGCCGGAAGGTCGTGTTGATTGCTACAACGCGGACTTGGCCTTCTTGGCGGAGCCGGAAGACTTCTTCGACTTGGGCTTGGGTGAGGCTTGGGCCACTTCCGAGGAGGATTGCCGTGCATTGTTCCCACCGTCGAGGAACCGGGGGCCACGTTCGGGAGGAACTCCCCCGCTCTCCAAAGGGAGCGCACAACCCTCTTGGATCGCGACGTCCGCGCATCGTTCGGAGCACTGGCCCTCTCCGATGATCTGACCCGAGACAACTTCTCTATGATCCCCTTTGACATACGTCGTGGGCTTGAGTTCCCAGAGATTGACATGGGAGAAGGTTCGAATGAATTGGATGTTCATATCAGGAATGGGAGACCAGGTTATTAGCCTGGTCTCCCTCCTTGCGTTATCGATTGATCAGGAGATCAGTTCGAAACGGGTTTGACCGATGCGCACTCAAGGATAGCGACAACGCTGTAAGGCGTCGAACCAGGAGTGGTGGCCGCAGTCGCGACCACACGGAGATAGCGCTTCGGGGAGATCACCCCGACATGGTAGGTCGTTGCATCTTCCGAAGCGGCGTCAATGGTAAGGAAGACACCCGTCGAAGCGTTCGGGGCTGCGACCGGAGACTGAGAGGCGCTGGTGATGACCCGTTCGCTGTCAACGATGGCAGCAAAGCCGGACGTTGACGCATCGCTTTCCTCGATATGGAAGGCCCAAGAGGGCTGAGGGGAATTGGCGATGTTCGCCACGGTGCCGACCGAGATGGCAAAGGTTGCAGCGTCGAAACCAAGAGTATCAACGCCCGCTGCCGGGGTGTTCGTCGCCGTGATCGCCACTGCGGCAACGTGGGTGACGACCTTCTTGCTAGTTGCTTTTTCGCGTGTGGACATGGGGGTTTCCTCCAGTTGTCCTTATTGTAGAGAAGCGAGACGCCAACCCCGGAGAGGGGTTGGCGATCCGGCAGGTTAGGAAGTTCCGAACTTGAGCAGCTT